TCCCCGGTCGGAGGGTTTGCCACCCCAGCCGTGACGCGGTCTAACTTGACCTCGGTGCCACTGACGTAGTCGTCAATCAGAGGGACGAGGTTATTGATGGTGCCTGACTGGACCTGATAGGTGACGGTCGTGGCGCCACCCGAAGTCCGAAGGCCCACGTTGATTATTTTAAACGGATGTCTGAACTCATTGGAGTCGCCATCGGGGAAAGGATTAGACGAGTCCAGGCTTACGCCGTACCCGCTCGACGTGAAGCCGTATCCTGCGCCAGGTTGAAAGTTCATGTTCAAGTAACTGGCGCGTAGACTTCCGCCGGGTAGCCTTCGCGGTTGAACCGAATCTCGTAGTTAATCTTAACGATCTTAGGCGTGCCTCCAGCCAGCACGCAATAATCCTCAAAGGAAACCTGAGACAGAAGGATGGTGTTGCGGGTCGTTCCTTTGACGCTGGCCGTCCAAGTCGTGCCGATGTGATTAGGCAGCAGCTTGATGCCTCCGAATGTATTGTCTCCCGAAGTCTTGCCGACGGCGTTCCTCATGGTCGTGACGTCGCCGAGGTTCTTGGTGTAGATGGTCCCAGAGAAGGACGTGATTGGGGAGAGATAGTGGGTCTTTCCGTAGTAGTACTGCTTGGCCGCCGTGGTCGAATCCTTGAAGCCGACGAAGCCGCCAGCGTTAGTGGCCGAGCCCTTGAACGTAGCGCCGAAGACGCCGCCGATGCGTTCCTCAAGGTTAGCCGGATTAGTCGTGAAGGTAGTCCCATTGCCGGCGATGGCCGTGGTGAAAGGAGCCGTCGGTCCGAAGAAGTTCGGGTGGGTCGTAATGTGCTCCGAGGTCAGGCCGTGCGAGGCGGTCACGTTCGGGTTGGTGATGCTACCCACGGCGCTGTCGATGCCTACATACTCGGCGTCGATGGTATCCATCTCCAGCCCCGATCGGGTCAGGTTGAACTTGTGGCAAAAGAAGTCGGCGTACTCAGGATGGACCTGCCCGGTGAAGACGGCCGTACCGCCCACGGTCTTGTCCACGATGTAAGTCGCCCGGGCGGTCATCATGCCATAGCCGTCATTCGTGTAAGACCCTCCTGGCTGGACGAACTTAGTGGTTAAAAGATTGCCTGCTTTGACGAGGGCCATGGTTATTTAGATTTAGTGACGAGGGGGCTGCGGTTGGTCGAGGAGTTGGCCGGGGTGTTAGGCGTAGCGCCTGAGGCGGTCACGTCCATGTAGGTCGCCGCGTATCCGAACTTTGAGGCGATGACCTGGAGGACACTCAGCTGCTGGAGGGCGATGCCCTGCTGTTCCTGGAGGGCCGTGACGACCGGGTTCTGACCGACGCCGATGACGTTGCCGGAGATGGCTCCCGTGCTGGAGGTCGTGCCCTTGGTGTCTGCGGCCTTTTCCTTTTCGGTGCTAGCGCCACCTGCCTTGATGGCGGCGAGCAAGGCCTTAGATTTGTCGGCGCCTCCAGATGCAGCGGCCGTCGTGCCAGTCGGAGTGGTCGAGCCATCAGCTCCCATTGCGACCAGGGCGGCGCCCATCGGGGTCGACGTTATTGCGCCAGTGACAGCGGATGAAGCAGCCCCCGGGGCAAACCTATCTAGGAAATTGAAAAGACCAGTGGCCGCATCTTCGGCGACCTTAGAAGCCCACTTGCTATAGTTATTATAAACGTTGAAAAGGTTGGCGGCGAGTTTGACCATGCTTGCGTTGAGCCGGTCCATGCCGTCGTTGTAATCACCCATGGCCTTGAGCGTTTTTGCGTCCACGATCGGGGCGTCGGCGATGTCCTTCTGGAGTTTCTGGAAATCGTTAAGCATCGGCAGGATGTCGTTGCCAATCTTGTCGCCGAAGAGGGCCGTCGTAATGAGCAGCCGTTCCGAGTCATCAGCCCCACCGCCTAGCGCGGCAGAGATAGCCAGGAAGACCGAAGTCGCGTCGCCTGCCTTCAGCTGCTCCATCGTGACGCCGAGGGCCTTGAACATCTCGACCTTCTTGCCCGTGCCGGCGGCAGCTTCGGCCATGTCCACGCGCAGCTGACGGGTCGCCTTAGCCAGGACGGAGACGGACACGCCGGACTGTTGCGCCGCGTAGGCCAACCCCTGGAACTGCTCGGCCGATAGGCCGCTTCGGTCCACCTGATCAGCGACCTCGCCGAGTTGCTTAAAGGTATTGCTAAGGAAACTCAGGGCCTTGTCGAAGAGAACGGTCGCCGCGAACATTCCCGCGAGCTTCTTGCCGATGTCACTGCCGGCCTTCTTGAACGAGTCACCCAAGGAGTCGACGGACTTCTTCGCCCGCCCCGTCACTTGCTCGACGTCGGACTTCCCCTTCAATTCATATTCAAGTTTCTGTGCCATTGGTCTCGGGGGTCTTTACCTCTGCGGGAGGGGCAACCTTTTCGAGCCGCTCCTGTTCCTCCATGAAGGCCTCCTCCTCGGTCGTCAGAATCTTTGACTCTGAACCGTTGGCCGCAGACCAAGCCGCGTTCATCCAAATCGCCTGACACTCGGGCATCTCCCACGCCCGCTTCTCGTCGATGCCGTTCTTGATGAGCGCCGCGATCACTCCTAACGGCCAAGGGATGCCCATGTCTTCGGCCGTCCCCTTCTTCTTTTCAGGGGTGTCCCAGAACCTAGGCCAGCAGTCGACCATGCAGTATTCGCTGAAGCGCTCAATCTCAGCTGCGAACTTGCCCGGGTGTTTGTCGAGGTGCTCGACCATGCGGACCTCGGCCGGCTCCAGATCGCCAAGCGGTTCCTCGGCGCATATCTTGACCGCGGCGAATAGGTCCAGGGCGGTCGGCTCCGTCTTGCCAGTAAGCAGCGGAGACTCGATGGCCATCAGCCGAACGCGGTACTTGAGGCAAAACGGATAAACGGAACGACCAAGGATTTGCACCTTGGCCGCCGGGTCTGTCCAGGCGCGTAGGAATCTTCCGTCCACGCCTTGAGTCTACCCCTCTCGGGGCGGTGTCAATTACGCGTAGCTGATGCCTTCGTAATCGACGGCCTCGACGGAGACGCTGCAGAAACCTTTGTTCTGCGACTTCTCGTCGACCTTGGTCACGATTCCCACGAAGCTCGCCGAAGCGCTTCCGGCAGGATAAGCCGAAAGGGTGTTCGTCGTGAAGGTAAGGGTCGCGCCAAGGACGGGGACGGTCGAGGTCTTGCAGATGCCGTCGATGCTCAGGGTCGTCTTGCGATCGTCCAGGCGATGGGTGACGGTGATGCCGGCCTCGTTCTGCACCGTGTCTTCGTTGTTGAAGCCAGAGGAGACGGAGAAGGACTGGACGAAAAGATTCGCCACGGTTCCCGAGCCGATGCCGTAGATGCAAGAAGTGCCGTTGAGGATAGCTGCCATAGTCTTTGAAACTGCGGGAACGGGCAACCCTTAGGGGGTCGGGTTCACGACCACCGGGACGGTGTAGCTGAGGACGGTCGCCCAGGAGCGCTCGTCCCGGCCTTCGTCTTCGGAGTCGGGGATGACGTCATAGCATAGGGCAGAGCCATCGGTAACGAAGGCGGCCTTGATGCCAGAGACGTTGGACATTGAGCCGGCGATGGCAGCGCATCGGTCGCGGTGCTGGGTCAGGGTGTTGTCGTCGGCGTTGGAGAAGATCGTGACGCGGACCGAGCAGTAGTAGTTGCCAGCGCCCTCGGGCAGTTCGGGCGGCGTACGGGCGGAGTCGCAGAGGACCACGCACTTGGGCAGGACGTTTATCTCAGCGTTGTCGCCAGTGTAGACGGCCACCCCAGCAAGGCCAGACTCGGCGGTGAGGAAGGTATCGAGGACGGCCTCGACGATGTGGCGGGCTGAGAAGGTTCCGGGCATGGTTATTTGATTCCGTGTTTTTTGTTAAAGTTTTGTGTGTGATGCCTGAGCATGATTTCCATCATAGCAGGCATCTGTTTAACGCGGTTGCCGTAGACAAGGTTCTTCACGTCGGCGCCGGTTGCAATGCCATCCGTATCTCCCTTTTGATTCCCGATTGTAAGGTCAAAGATGAGCGTGCCCACTGTGCGTTTAGACATGGCAACGATTCCGTCCGAGTTGCTATGCCTCTTGATCCAGAGGGGAATCTGGGAGCGGCCTGCATTGGCTCGGGACTTGGGTCCGCTAAGGCCTTTTGGCTTGGGGAGTTTAGCCAGGGTATCGACCCAGCCTGCCTTGATGCGGCCGACAGACTTCTGGCGCTGCTTGATGTATTCCTTGAGGACTCCGTCCTTGGCTTCCATGCGCTGCCAGAACTCAATCCCTGGGCCGCCGTTCTTCTTGATGCGGCCGCCGAACTTCTTGAGCGCAGCTTGATGGACATCCCTAACACCAGACACGGTTTCGATCACGGAGCGGTTGAAAGTATTCCCTGCCTCCTCTTGGCCGATGCGGTTAAAGTAGTTCTTCAGTTTGCGGAAGGAGCGGACAGTCCCGAATCCGTTGTCGAACATCCGGGCGTAAAGAGCGTTGCCGGCGAAGAGGTCGGTATTCTCCCCGGCCAGTTTCCAGAACTTGGACGGGTTGTTCATGAAGGCAGCCGAACCAAGTTTGCGGAACAGGCGACCGCGGCGACCGTTGACTGAGCCCGACCGCTGGCCGACTACGACCGAATGCACGTCGCCCTTGATGGCGGCATTTCCCACCATGCGGGCTTCGTCGCTCATGCCGTCGCCTCCGGCCTTAACAATCGGAGGGGTGAAGATCATACTGTCGCGGCACATCAGGGCGGCCTGCTCCAGGAAGACATCTATCAGGCCGTCATTCGTACCCATTACGAAACGATTGATGGCGGCCATGAACTCCTCCCGGCTCTTGGGGATGATGCTGCCTTCAGCGATCATTGGTTGTCGTCGATGACCACGAGGGTGATCCAAGCCGAAAGGGTCTTGTAAGTCTGGCTGGTGATGCGGACGACCTTGCCCCCGACCGTCAGTTTCTTGCCGATGCCCAGGGCGGCGATGGGAACGCCTGCCGAGATGACCGCCGCCGATGCCCCATTAGACCCATCTGGCTTGAGCCAGGAGGCCGTTGCGGCGGGCAGGCGGACGGTGTACTGGGTCCGCTCCACAAAGCCCCCAGATTCAAGGCCAGTGGTGTAGGCTGGTTCCGAGATAAGGGCCGAGAAGGTGACGGTCGAGCCGGCCGTGGCGCAGGGAATCCCTAGGTCGTAGGTGATTTCCTTCGCATCGTTCAGAAACTCTTGACCGTACAGGCTCATACATCTGCGGACTCGGGCAAAAAAAAGGCCCCCATTTCTGGAGGCCTTTCATCGTGGGGCTTTAAGCCCCGGCGATTACGGGTTGTAGACCGCGGCGATCGTGCCGGCCGTGACCGCCTTGTTCGCGCCGAACATGAGTTCAGCCGAGGCGACCAGGTTGCGGGTGCTCTTGTCGGCCCACACGTTGTAGTAGATGCTCATGCCGAGGCCTTCGAGGGCGACGACTTCCGAGACGAGCATACCGTCGCGGACGTGGTCGAGGGAAGGAGCAGCGGCGGCGAGAGCCACGGCCTCAGGGGCACAGGCGAAACCAGCGAGCTTGGCCTCAGACGGGAACTGGGAAGCGTAGAAGACGCCACCGTCGAAACCGTAAGCACCTTCGGACAGGGGCAGGGAGGTCGTGCTGGTCGGGATGAGCTGGCTGTAGATGCCAGGGTTCACGATCAGGGCCTTGCGGCCGGCCTTGCTGACACCGGCCCAGAGGGCCTTGAGCTGAGCGGAGCCCGGGGTGACGGCGCTGTCGGCAGCGGTCACGGCAGCGGCGCCGAAGTTGGCTACGGTGATGGGGGCGGTAGCGAGGGCCCAGATCTTGTCGGCGAGGGCGTCGAGGTTGATCTTCACCAGGCGCTCAAGGCGGATGGAGTTCTGAATGTCAGCGTAGCCGAGACCGAAAGGCTGGTAGACGTGGTCGAGGGCGACCGAGGTGGCCGAGAGGGTCGTGCCGCCGATGACATTGAAGGCGGAGGGGTTGACCTGAGTGGCGGCCGTCGCGGAGGCGATGGCGACCTGGATGGTGTCGTTCGGCTTCTTGACGTCCGTGGAGAAGTCGGTCGAGAAGTTGCGGAGCGCGGCGAGGCGGTTCGCGAGGATGGTCTGGGACTGGGCGGCGAGGGTGTCGACGATCAGCTGAGCAGCAATGGTGTTGGACATATTAGTTTAGGAGAGAGGGGGGTTGGGGGGAAAGGGTTACTTGGAAGCCGAGAAAATGGCGGCGCGGTTCTTCTTGAGGAAGTCGGTGCGCTCCTTGCCGAAGGGCATGGTGGCGTACTGCTCCGCGATTTCCTTGTCCGTAGCACGGACCGGGCTGTCGCCCTGGGGAAGGTCCACGGCGGCGACGCCGACCTTGGCCACGATGGCCGCGGCTTCGGCGGAGGCGCTGATCTGGACGGCCGAGAGTTCGGCGACCTTGGCGGTCAGTTCTTCGACTTGCTTGGCGGAGACGGCGAGGAGGCCTTCCAGCTCGACGAGCTTGGAGTCCTTGGCCGAGGCCTCGACCTTGAGGGCTTCGACTTCCGAGGAAGCGCCGACGGTCAACTTCTCCACGGTGGCGCGGAGGTCGTCACGTTCGGCAGAGGCGGAAGCGACAAGGGCTTCGGCGGCGACGAGTTTTTCTTCGATAGTCATGGTTCTAAAGATTGCGGAGGTGGGCAACTGTCAGGGGTCAGAAAGTAGCCAGGGCTTCCCGGAGGTTCTGCACGATGCCCGTGGCCATGCCCTTGGCAGCGGCTTCACGGCCAGAGAAGACTTGGCCTTCCATGTCGGCGTCTTGGACGTAGCGGCGCTTGTTGCGGACCGCGGCCCGGAACTCGTCACGGGTAGATTCGACCGAGGTCTGGAGATAGGCGCGCTGGTCGTCGGTCAGGGCGATGCCCTCGGCGCCGGCGGCCTTGTGGATACCTGCGGCGATGACCTCGACCTTGATGCCCTGGGCGGCGTAGTACTCTTCGAGATTGGTAGCGACGAGGTAGACCCCCACGCTCCCGATCTGGGCTGAGCCCGTCACGACGAAATCGTCCGCCTGCGAGGCCACCCACAGGCCAGCGCTGGCGGCCATGTTATCCGCAAAGGCGCGGGTAGGCTTGGGGAAGTTGGCAACCTTTTCGGCCAGCTCGGGGACACCCGTCACCGTGCCGCCCGGGGAGTTGACGAAGAGCAGCACCTTCTCCACGGCGGGGTTCTCGGCGGCTTCGTCGAGCCAGCCAGAGACCACGTCCACGTCGGCCGCGCCCATCATGCGTTCCATGGGGCTGATGCCTTTGCCGATGGGGCCGGAGAGAGGGATGACCGCCACGTTGCCGACGACGTAGGGCTTGGGCGATTCGCCGAAGAGCTGCGCGATCATGTCGCCGAGGCCGGCGGCCTTGGATGCTTCGACGTACTCCTTGGCACGGACGGGATGAATCAGAAGAGGCTCGAGGCCGCGGAGGCCCTGGGAAAGAAAACGCACGGGTGTTAGGGGGTAGAGGGTTCGGGGGGAGGAGGGAGGTCGAGGTTGTCGGCCACGTCCGTGGGGAGTTGGCTGTTGGCCTGTCCCTGTTGGAGCCAGTTGAATCCTGGCTTGTAGAGCATCCACACGGGAAGGCCCTTGTCCTTGGCTAGGCCGATGACGAAGTTCATATCGTCGGCGCGCTTGGAGAGCTCCTGTTTGAAGTCGAGGCCGCGCTGGGCGTAGAGCTCGCTCATCGATAGGAGGCCGAGCTCCACGTCCGCACGATCGTTCGCGGCGTCGCGGCCGCCGTCCACGGTCACGCTCTTCGGCGTGGTCCAAGAAGCGGCGTACCACTTCGGGTCGTCAGGGATTGCGCCGGAGGCGATGCCGTCGGCGATGATGTAATCCCAAGTCGGCTGGCAGAAGGTGTCGATAATGACGGTCTGGTACTTGCCGAAGACGCGTGCGGCCTTGGCAGTTACAAGGCGAATGGACGCTCCGCCCAGGGCTTGGGGATTGGCGACGAACTCGAAAGGCAAGGAGCCGAAGGCGATGTCCCGCTGGAGCTCGGTCACGAATCCGTTAAAAGTTTGAGAGGGTCGCTTTGATTCCTGATGCTCCAGACTTTCATTGGTTTCTAAAACGATGAGCTTACCGCCGGCCTGCTCGACCATGCCCGAGTAGCATCGGTCGCCGCCGCCGAGTTCGGCTGCCATGTTGTCGTCGATAAAACCTCCGCCTTTTTTGAGCACACGGGTCACCTCACTCTGGTCCTTGACTGCACGTTTCTCAGCCTCTAGGATTTCGTCGAGGTCCTGCAAACTCGAGACCGAATGTTGTAGGAGGGGGGTGCCGCGGGCGGCGCTGGACGATGTAAGGTCCACGATGTGCATCATCGTGTTGGCCGGCATGAAGCGGCTGGAGCCGTCTGAGCGGTAGACCCAATACCCGACGATCTCGGCGAAGTCGCCGAACTGCACGCCGTCCCAAGTACGGTCAGGCGTGTCGCGGTCGGCAGGGTCGCCCACGCGGTGGGTCTCGATGATTTGAATCTTGGCCTCGCCGCGGGCGTTGCGAACCTTGGCGGCAAAGCACTCGCCGTCACGGATCAGCGCACGGACGAGCATCCCCTGGCACTGAGAGAAAGAGAAGCGGTTCGTTACGTCGATGCGCTTGGAGTGTTCGGCAAAGTATTCTTCGTAAGCCCTGGCGGCCTCAGGGGTGCTTGCGTGGGACTGCGGGCGGATACCATCCCCCGAAGTATACAAGACCATGTCGTTCAGGATTTGGTTATACAGCCCGTAGTTGCGTTCGGCGTACCGGCACTTCTTGACCATCACGTTCCGATCGCGGGAACGTAGGTCGCGGCGGGAGTCCACGTTCGACCCCGTGTACATGATTTGCCGGGCGTTGCTTTGCGTCACGCTCTCCCATCGGGGAGTCTGCGGATAGGACGAACCGCTCTCGGTGTAGGCCTGCTGCTTAGGCACGGCGCCGCCCGCGAGGGCCGGCTTCTTCGGCGCCTTGATGACAGGCTTGCCGGGTTTCTTCTTCGGAGACTTAGAGGCCATATTGAGAGTCGTTGTTACGGTTGTCGTAGCGGGTGTTAATCACATTCCGACGGCGACCATACTTGGCACTATCGAGCTGAGAGAGCGCGCCCATGGCCTCGGCAAGCATCTCCTTGGGCGGCAACGCGAACTGCTTCGTCGAAGACGAGCCGGAGTCGGCGTAGGACATGAGAACCTTTCCCTCCATGATCATGGAGACCGCCTTGGCCTTGATTGCCAGCAGCTCGTCTTCCGAAAGTCCGATGAACAATCCTTGCATAAATCTGCGGGGCTAGGCAACGGAGGGGAGGAACGGTCCCGACCCTATGCCTCCGCAGGCGCACATCCTACGACGCTTCGGAACCGTTCCTCTTGTCGTCATGTTGACCGACCTTCCCCAGGTTGCAAGTCGTCCGCGGTGGCTTCCCGGCCGACGACGCCCCAACGCACGGCGACGAGGAGGCAGAGGATTTCGCAGTCGAGGGCGTGGTTGTCCCGCTTACCCTGAGGGAGAATCCATGTGGCCTTGCCCGTCCGACGATCGCGGACGCGGACTTCTGAATTCAGTTGGTCAACGTATTCGGGCGAGGCATCCCGGGCAAATCCGAAGACCTTCCTCGCCCGGAGACCGTGAAGCAAATCCTTAGCCATGACGTTTGAGAACGAGATAAGCCAAGCCCGGGCCTGCGTCCCTGGGACAAGGATGGCCTGCTTCTCCGAATAGAATCGGCGCACCGTGTTCCCGTCCCGGTCGCCTACCGCAAAGGTCTCGGCGCCGGAACCCTTGGAGCACTTCCAGCCGCGGACCGCCGTCTGCTGGTAGACGAGCTGCGTCTGGTCACCCGAGTCCACGCAGATCATGGCCTTGTGCGTCCCCGTCTTCTTGACGAACTCGTCCAGGTCCTGCCACGTCTCCAGCTTCTCAAACGCCATCAGGCGGCTATGGCCTGACTTGGCGAAGCGGCGGCAGACGGCAAAAAAATGGCCACGCTGGACGTCGATTCCGATGACCCGAAAAGGGATGCTACCATTCGGCGCTCCCTCTCGGTCCATGACTTTGCCGGCTGGACTGATGACCGCCTCGGCGTCCCAGTCGTCCGCCATCGCGTAGTCCGAGGATTCGGTCGAGACCACCATCGCCCCGCCGTCGTCGCTCCAGGGGATGGCCAGATACTTGGTCTTGAAAATCTTCCTGCCCTCCTCGTCGCCGTAGGCTTCGGAGGCCTCCTTACTCTTGATCATGTCCACGGCCAATGAGCCCCAGCTAGTAGAGGCCAAGGCGTTGACATGCGTCCCGACCCACCCGGTCTTCTGAGGTTGCGCCATCTGGACGAACTGCGCCCCGTTCTCCACGGCGTTGCAGGCGATGCGAGTCTCGTTAGTATCGGGCAGGTGGGCCTTACAGCCCGAGCATTCGTAGGTCGTGTTCTTCTCGACCATCAGGTGATTCCATCCTGCCGGGCTTTTCGCCTGCTCGGGGAACCTGACGAAAGACCAGTCCCAGGGCTGGAGCTTGGAGCATAGGGGGCACACCATGTTCCACTCGTGTTGAGTCGTCATCCCCCAGATGTTGTCGAGGTCGTCGCCCACCATGCCGGCCTGCGAGAGATACAGTTTCTTGGCCGTCCATTCGTAGGCCTTCGTTCGGGCCATCGACTGCGCCACCGCCCCTTTCTTCCAGAGCCAGATTTCGTCGCCGATGACGTACCGCGTCGAGATGCGCTGCAAGTCCTTCTCCGTCGTGGCCGAGTTGTTGTAGACGATCGTCCCGTCCGCAAAGTCGATGATGTCGCTCTTCGGGTTGTCCGCCGGCGAGATGTGCCGACGCACGTCCTCGACCATGTTGAACATCGGCCGCAAGTAACGGATCGTGAAGTCCGCCGCGTTGACCTGGTTGTCCATGTAGATGACCATGTTCCCGCGGTCGTTCGCCATCAGGTAGGTCGCCGCTAGTCGGGCCTTCAAGGTCTTGCCCGTCTGAATCGACCAGAGGTCCACCATCGTCCGCGTCGATGGGTCGAGGAACAGACGCAGGCTCTCCGCGATCCACGGCCAGCGGCTTGGGTTGTATCCGCCGGCGAACGCCCCGGCAGGGACGCGGGTGATGTTCCTCGCCAGCCACTTCACCGGGTCGGCGTTATCGGGCGGCGTCAGGGATTCGCGGCCGATGGCGAGCAGCTCGTCCTTAGTCATAGAGGCCTGCCTCCTTGATGCGTCGGTAAAGTTCGTCCGACACCTCCGACCATTTGCGGCGCTTGTCCTTGTGCGGTCGCGTAGGCTTAGGCATCGGCTTGCGCCTGGGCTTAGGCTTGCGCTTCGTCATGGCCGCTGAGTTTTTCCCGCACCTTGCGGACGTAGGCCTGCAAGACGGCGATGGCCTTGGGCGGATCGTTAGGGTTGCATGCCTCGCCGAGCTCACTGGGCATCCGCTCCATCGCTTCGATCCATTCGCCCGTCAGCTGGAGCATCGCCTCCTTTGCCTCTGACGATTTGATATACTCGCGGGCCATCAGCGCTCGACGCTCCGCCTCGGCCTCTAGGTCGATGAGCTTGGCGGTCGCTTGGTTATACTGCGTGTGGTACTTAGCCTGGTCGCGGTCGCCCGTTTCCATCGCCGCCTGCCAGACGTCACGGGCTCGGCTGACCAGGACGTTCTGTCTGGCGATGCGCTGCTGGATCGTTCCGTCGTCGAGCGAGGCCACGGCCGGCACGGGAGCAGACGCGGCACGCTCGGCCGCCCGGGCTTCCCGCCACGCAGTCGCCGCTTCGACCGATTCGGTCGGCATCCCTTCGCGGCGAAGAACGCCCACGCGCTGCACGCTCACGCCGATCGCCGCGGCTAAGGCCTTGGTCGTCAGGGCTTCAGGCTGGCCCATTTAAACGGGGGTTTTGTGTCAACGAGACACGCATCATTTTGAGGCTGTGGCAGGCCACGCACGAAAACGGCCGTTCGGAAGAGATTCCTTGGCGGGGGGTGTTTGGGGCGTTTCTCATCGTTTTCCCTTTGTTTTCGCAGGTTTCCGCAAGTTTTTCGCCACGGTTTGAGCAGCAGTCGTGGCGTGTTGCCCGGTCCACTCGCCCAGCGCATCAGGAGTGAACTGCTCGCGCATCAGCTTCGCTCTTTTGTGGATCGCTTGCTTGCTCACGTCATACATCCGAGCGATGTCAGGCGCGGGCAGACAGCCGGGTAGGTCGAGCGCCCACCTGACGAGCTCGACGTGCCGGCGCACCGAGTACTCGTCGGTCATGGCCAGCGCGTCGATGAAGGCCTTGAGCATTGCGCCGACGTGTTCGCGGCTGATGAACGAATCCGTCTCCATGCGCTGCTCTTGCTCGGTCGAGTTCCAGATGCGCCGCCAAGGTTGGACCTCGCAGACGCGGCGAGGCTGGACCATCTCGCGGTAGGGAAGCACGCCGCCTTCCCGCAGCTTGTCCTGCTGTGCCTTGGGCAGTCCGAAGAACCAAGCATCGAACGACCGGGCGTCCTTGTGAGGAGCCTCAAGGTCGTGCAGTTGTTTCGCCATTACGGCTTAGGTTGCCCATCTTCTCTCGGTATCAAGGTGCAAACCTTAGGCCTTGGTCATGTTCGTCCACAGGCCTGTCGTCTCGTCGTACTTGATCCTGCCGTAGATTCGCATCTTCTCGATGAGGGAACGAGGTTGGACGTCACGGTCCCCGGTCATGCGGGCCTTGAACTCCTTCACCAGCTGAGCCTTGGTCATGCGGAGCGGCATGGTAGTCAGCCAACCCTCCACGACCTCCCTTCGTACCTTAGCCTTGTCTGCGGTGGCCTCGCCTCCGGCTTCGCAGCGCCTGATCATGCCAGGTCTATCGGTCAGCCATTTCTCGGCAAACTTCTGCTTCTCCGCGATCAGGTGCTTCCGACGAGCCGCGGTCATCTTACGTCTTCTCGGCCGGCTTGGGTTACTCATGGCGGTCAAATTGCTTGCAGAAAAACCGCAGGGCCGAGCGAGCGTAAGCGACGCAAAGGCATCTGCGTGTATCATGTAGGGAGTATATACTCCCTACTGATACTATGCTGTCTTGCGACTTGTCTTGCAAGTTGTCTGGTCGGGTGGGTGGGTTCATGGGTCTGGCTTGGCTTGTAAGGCGTTTAGGTCGTTTGAGGCGGTCTTCCCCCTCAGTAGCCTCCATCCTGCCTAGGAGCGGCCTTGGCGGGGCTGGAAATGGCATCCTGTTGGACTACCTCGGCGGGGGCATGGGCATACTCCCATCGGATGACCCCCTTCTCCGCGGCGTGGCGAATATTAATCTCTGGCTTAAACTGGCCGTTACCGTCCTTGAGACCGGCACGGCCGCGGCGCTTGGTCAGGCCGAACTTGTAGATCGGCTCTTCGCCCTGGCATCGGAAGAGGACGGCGACCTCGCGGAACCAGTTGGTGAACTCGGAGGAGCCTAGGCCAGCATAGGCTAGGTCGGCGACGGTGTGGCCTTCCTTGTCGGAGGCGGCCTTGGGCTTCCCGGTGTGGTGCATGGCCACGAGGACGGCGCCTGTCTCAAGGAGGATGGGGGCGAGGTCGTGGCGCAGGAACTTGGACGCCTGCTCCTGATCGGAGACGTCGATGCCCGCGAAGGAGAGCAGCGGGTCGATGAAGACGATGTCGGCGCGTTGGTCGATGATGAGCTGACGCAAGGCGGCGGTAAAGGTCGTGCCGGTGCTGACGGTGTCGCGGTAGATGGCGAGGTGATCGCGGAGGGTGGCCTTCTCGTCGCTGTCGAGGTATGCCCCGGCGATGACGTCCTGCAAGGCCTCGGAGATGTCGCCCGCGTCATTCTCAGCCTGGAGCACGACGGCTCGTAGGGGCTTGGCAGGCTTGATGCCGAAGAAGTCACGACCTGTGCACCAATGGACGGCGGCCTGCATCATCAGGGACGACTTGCCCGTGCCGGACTGGCCGACGATGAGCATGGACCCGCCCTTGCATAGCCAACGGTTTGACCCAAGGACACAGGTAGGGTCTTCCTTGCGCTTGAAGGACATGAGCGCGTCAAAGTCCATGCGCGTCGGACCAGATACCTTCTTCCCCCTATTGTCTGCCTTGAGTGAGCCCTCGGTGAAGGCGACCAGGGCTTCGGGGTCGGCGTCTTCCTCGTTAGCGTGGGCGAGCAGGCGGGACGCGGTGAGGCTGATCTGGCGGAGGGCGGCCTTGCGCTTGATGAGGTCGGCCCAGCCCGGGTTGAGCAGGGACGAGCCGACGGTCGTTGTCAGTTCGGAGATGTAGTGGGCTTCGGCGGTAGACTTGGCCTCGCGCAGCTTGTTGGTCACGACCAACTCGTCAGGCGGGACGCCGGCTTCGCAGACGGCTAGGATACAGGCGGCCGTGTCCTGATGCTTGGGCTCGTAGAAGTCCGAAGGGATCAGGCCTTCGGGGAGAGGGAGAGCATCGCGCAGGAGGACGCCGAGGAGATGGCGTTCCGCGTCGATGGCGGAGGGGAGAGGCATAGGGG